CATCCAATACCCACGTGCGGTAGCAGGCGGGAGAATCCTACCCTTAGTTTCAAACGGAGGCGGATAAACATATCCCCAATAAGGAAAAACAGCAACACAATTCACTCCAAAGCTACCTCGATCTCCAAAGCTACACATTACCCCAAAGCTGCACCATTTCCCAAAGCTACAACCTTCCCCAAAGCTACCTCGTTCCCCGAAGTTACAACTAATCCCGAAGTTGCTCCATCTTCCGAAGCTGCACCAGCCCCCGAAGCTACAACCAATCCCGAAGTTGCACCTCTCCCCGAAGCTGCTCTCTTTCCCGAAGATACATAGTTCCCCAAAGCCGCAGCCTGCCCCGAAGATACACCGATCCCCGAAGCTGTACCATTTCCCGAAGCCGCATCTCTCCCCGAAGCAACAATCTTTCCCGAAGCCGCATCTCTCCCCGAAGTTGCACTCTTCCCCGAAGCTACACTCTTCCCCGAAACTTTCCTCTCTCCCAAACTTGCAATTTGCCCCGAAGCTGCACTTCTCCCCGAAGCTGCTATATGCTCCAAAGCAGATCCATTTCCCGAAGCTGCACCTCTCCCCGAAGCTACATCTCTCCCCGAAGCTGATCCAGCTCCCGAAACTGCAATTTGCCCCGAAGCTGCTTTCTTTCCCGAAGTAACATCTCTCTCCGAAGCTGCATTGCTCCGGGAAATTTTTGATCTCGGAGTAATTCGTGTAGCCCGGCAATTCCAGGGTGCCGTATTCGTTGCGCTCTAACTTTTCCATCTCTTCCTTTGACATGCGTTTCATCACCTCGTGTCTCCTTTCCATTCCACGTTTCTCAAGCCAATCCTTAACTATTTCTCTAACCGTCATTTTCAACATCCTCAATTAAGTTTATAAACCGTTGGCTTGTCTGCGGATTTCGATTTTCTTGTTTCAGTCATAATATAGCTCCTATGTCCACGCTTTTATAGACATCATACAGTACCCTTCAGGTATACCAAAACTCCCACCATAAACAACGTGCGTAATAAGTGCGGTTATTGATGTCTCTAAATACGTTTTAGTTTCGGGGTCAAATTTTTGAAGAATTAAAACGTCTCCTACATTGAAATCCCTGTCGTTTTTGCGAAACTCAGCGGTTTTCTTCCCTTGAACAATGGCATCATATTCTGCGGGCCATATTTTCAATCTAATAACTTTCGATTTATGTCGCTTTGGCATTTTCTTTTTCCTCCAAGACATCACCATAAGTGACAACCTTCCCCTATCTTCAAAATACGACGGATTTCAATTTCTTCTTGACCTTTTGCCTTCATCACCAAGCCACACCAATACTTGCCGTCGGCAGACTTTACAACCGCTGGGCATGAGCCGTCGCAAGAGTCTGTTATTCCGTATTTTTTAGCCAATCCGCACGGTGAACCAAGGCAACATTTTCCACAATGTTCACACTCTTTCATCTTTACCTCCAACTTTCTCCCTTCCTTCGTCTGCGGTGCACCGCCCACGATTCCAGAATCCGCTTTTCACACTCCGTCCAGTTTCCCTCGCTTAAAATCTTATCCAGCAATGGCCCTAGCTCCTTTGCGATTTCTTCATAGCAGCCTTTTTCAATAGATTTAAGTTTCCAGGGGGTTAATTTTTCCTTCCAGTACCCACGAGCAGCGGTGGGCGGGAGAATCCTACCTTCAGTTTCAAACGGAGGCGGATAAACATATCCCCAGTAAGGGGAAGCAGCAACACAATTCACTCCGAAATTGCAACCATCCCCGAAACTACACCGTTCCCCAAAGTTACACCGAGCCTTGAAGTTACAACCTGCCCCGAAGCTACACCAACCTCCGAAATTGCCCTCTTTCCCGAAACAACACCCTTCCCCAAAGCTACACCAACCCCCGAAGTTGCTTCTCTCCCCGAAGCTGCACCATCCCCCGAAGCAGCACCTCTTCCCGAAGCTACAACCTTCCCCGAAACTGCATTCTCCCCCGAAGCTACAACCTCCCCCGAAACTGCATCTTTTCCCGAAGCTACACCGTTTCGGAAAAACCTTAATCTCGGAGTAATCTGTGTATCCTGGCAACTCCAAGATACCGTATTCGTTCCGTTCTAACCGCTCAAATTCTTCTTTAGTCATGCGTTTCATTGCTCTTAGTCCTCCCTTTCTTCTGTGGCTCTCATACCTACTATCTCACCTCATCTCACCTGTAATACAGCATATTTCTCCCCGTTTATCAATACCCTCCTTAGTAGCTAAGAACATTCACACCCCTAAATCACCGGAGATCGCTCCATATACGGGGAGATCACCAGGAGCGCTCGTGATGACGATCTCTACCCCCACGACATCCAGCGCAGATGTAGAGCACTCAAGCGGCCAACACCGAAAATTCCACTCATCTGGCGTGAAGGCCAAACTCCCAAGAAACACCTCCCTGCACAAACCTTGAAGAGCCTCATGCCAATCCGCCCGTTCGGTGAAATTCCCCGAATGATAATCATGACCACGAGGAATAATTAAAAAACAAGTTGCATCAACCCTTGTGATGGGATACTCTGGAGGGACTACAGCCCTACCCCCCGCAGACCCAGTAACAGTCTCCACCCGCTCATCCCAACAATCTACAACAACTCCAATACCGTCCTTTGTTTCTACATTCATTTTACTCTCCTCCTTTCCTAACTGTTAAGAGGATGTACTCCATTGAAAAAATGCCACCGCTCAAAAGCATTGGCACGAGGCACGGACAAACTCCAACCCATCGGCCAGCCTTCTTTAAGCCAATGGGGCCGAACATCTTCCGTGAGTTCTACGCGGAAACTTTTCCGGTTAACCCTTACAACACGAGCTTTTCCTTCAGCCCGAAAACCGCCTCCGTAGCCCCATCTTACCAATACTTCATCGCCTGGGTTTAAACTCTCTTCCCACTCCAGACGTGCGGTTAGGTGGCGAGGACTCTTCTCTTGACATACTTGCTTGAGTTCTTCCGCCCTCCTTTCCAGAAAAAAATTTCTTTCCGGTTCCATCTCTATACCTCCATTTCCGTGTCTCTCATCCCTGCCATCTCACCTATAATATAACACATTTCTACCCGTTTGTCAATACCCTAAACCGAAATTTCGTTGTTCAATCACACGGCCATCCCATTTCATGAGGTGGTATAATGCGATGCTCCTCCCCATGTTCCTCAATCCACAGGGACGACGTCGGAAACCCGTGCAACCGCCTTCCCACCATCCAATAATGCGCCAGAAAAATTTTAATCATTTTTCGTATCGCCGCACCGTGCCGATGACTCGGTGCTACATCTTTCCACGGTTTTTGATGCACACCCTTTTTACCTTTGACGTGTGTCCACACTAATCTACTACTATGTTCATATCTATGTTTAGTATTATAGTAGATTTGTGAATAAAGTGTAGCTAAGCGTATTTGTGAATCACCCCAGGCATACAGAATAGTGCGAAGATTTCGATTCCCACCACCCTTTTTCCCCTTTTGATAACGTTGCCAACTGGGCACATCGAGACCCACATATTTCCACACGCTTGATGCGTGGCGCGCCTTTGCAAGGTCTATATAATAATACAATCCAGCAACAGTTACTTCGGCAGTGCCCGGTACACAAAGCGCTGTAGCCACTAGCTTATCAGTTTTTGCTAATTCTTTAACCTGTTTTTTCAATCTGTAATCGAACTGATTTAATTTCCTCTTCACCCCCTTGCGATCTTCCTGAAGAAATTCAATTACTTCATCGAGATGTTTATCGGTTTGTCGCTCGCACGCCTCAAGTTGATTGCTGATTCTGTTAACTAATCGCATCAGATGACAACGTGCAGCTATATTCGACCCCATCTCTTCTTCAAATTCCGTCCGTACCCGGAGGTTTCCATGTTTAGCCATGTGCGCGACCGGCTCAACAGCCTGAATATCGTCTTCGGGAATACAGTCGGCATCAAAGCGCCAAGTTTCCTCTGGTAAATACACCCCCGATAACGCACACTTACCGTTCTGCTCTTCTCGCTTCCTTGTCTTCAACTCTTTCATCTCCTGCCTCCCCTCTGTTTTGTTAATTCGCTTCGCGCCTGTGGTTTCTCTCTCTGTCCAGCCAGACTCGCTTAATGCGTCTGGTTTCCTCTATCAAACTGGCTCGCTTTCGGAGCGTGGTTTCCTTAAATCCAATGACTCGCTTCGGCCGTCTGGTTTTCTTGTTCATGATGACTCGCTCCCGACCGGTGGTTTCCTTAAAGGCGGTGACTCACTTTAACCATATAATCTCCTTTGCTAGGATGGCTCGCAAAGTCTTGGCTTGCTTCATAGTACTGATTCTCTTTTGAACGGCGACTCGCTTTAAATCCCTCCTACACTAAATTCTGGATACTATCGGAAAGGAAGTTGCCACATCTCCCCCTATTTTCACCCCTTTCCCCTCTTCATGCCACTTTCGTAAAATACCCCATCCTCACCGTCGCTTATAACCTCAAGAATGACATCACCGTGGCAGGCTTCAGGCTTACACCAGCAACCCAATACCTTTCCCTTCAAGTTTTTCCTCATATCCTCAACAAGCTCTGGCCGTGAAGCCAACCATATTCTATATTTTTGAATAACTTCAGCTCGTGAGCCGTCACGGCCAATCTTGAAGGGATTACCATACTTGCTGGGCCTTCCAATGTAGACATCGTAAGGTTCTTTTTTACAGTGAACTACCCTTCCTCTTTTGAATTCCTCCATTTTATCACCTTGTTGCATTTCATGCCCTCTTTACTTTTCTAGCCAGTTCTTATCATCCAGATTATCCCATACGATACTTACTTTAATCTCAGGCATTATTATCTCCTTTTCTGCTTACATATCGTTTTTTGAAATCCTCCCATGTCATTAATTTCTTTCCTCTTTGCTCCATCCAAGCCTCTAACGCATCGTGAACATCAAGCCAGTCCTCAAGTGCTCTTTGCATGCAACACATATGATAAGATTCGCTGACCGGTTTAATGTTGTAAAAAGATTGATTTTCTCCGATTTCCCCACATTTGTTAAACGATTTACATGGTACCCACCTCCTCCCTTCTTCGTTTCGACAATACTCCTCCGCCGTCCAGGGCCAGCCAGCGGTTTCCCACTCCTCGAAAGATAAGGTTATCGTATGTCTTTCATAACTTCTGCATTGACATGGCACCCGGCCACCGACTCCCGGATAATTCGGATACCATCCCCGCCCTTCGCATAAAGGGCATTTCTCTGTCGGTAAGTGAACATCACAAGTTTCACTCATTATTCTTCCCCAATCTTCTTTTTAACAACCTCCTACGGCCCCCCTCCTTGTGCTATTATTTTCTGGATTGTATACTCCAAACCTCCCCCCGAATCGCATACATCCCATATCTCATTGATAATAGATTTTAGTTGTTCTATCTCGGCGTCTCTTTCTCGACATATTCTCGCTAGAGCGAGGGCTGCCGACCCCGCCCCTTTACTTGTTTCAAGGATGGTAGTGTAAACATCACGTTTCAGTTGTTTTGTCATCACTCACCTCCGTGAGCTTTGGAATCGGAGCCTCAACTAAATGGTATTCACAATCCCCACCATAAGGACATGTTTCCGGATCGCAAGGTACCTTAACTGCAGGTACACAACTACTTATATTATCAAAGCCTTCACACGGCATCAAGTCATCCAGCGGACACCCACATTCATCACCCGCAAGCCCGTCATATCCACATTTCTCAAGCCATTCCTTGACTATTTCTCTAACCGTTAACATTTTTCCTCCTTCCACGATTCCAGAATCCGCTTTTCACATTCCGTCCAATTCCCCTCGCTTAAAATCTTATCCAGCAATGGACATAACTCCCTTGCGATTTCTTCATAGCAG